TATCCGCTGTCGATCTTGTCGAAGAAAAGCTCTTTGGCGTTCGCTGCGCCCGTCGATGGGCGAACGAAGACCGGACAATGTTCGTGATACCTGTTCACCATCTCGAACAGGTTTTGAGTCGCTTGATCCTCGTGCGTCAGGATGAAGGTCCGGATGCCGAGCGTCCACGTAGTGCGGTGGTAGTACCTCGCTCCTACGTAGGTTGAGCAACCCTATTGCCGCCCCTTCAGGATCAGCGCACGGACTCTTCCGGTCTTGGCCCGCTGTTCCTCAAGGCACGCATGAATGTGCTGCTGGGCCTTGTTGAACTCGTACGGCAAGACCTTCGCGGTCTTGGTGCGGATCTTCAGGCAGTTACGAGCGTAGAACTCCAGGTCATCGTGAAGCCGTGCCCGTAGCTCACTGGAGGCTGGCAAGCCACTGCTCATGGGTCAACGTCATCTCACCTGAGTGCTCGACCGCAGAGAGGCGGGCATGTACGAACGGGGCCGCCGCCTTGGCTGCGTCAAGTCGCTTGGCCTCGTCTTGGCTGTCATCGCGCATGACAGCAAGCATGTATTCCAGCGGCGTGACGCCGGATGCGGCAACAGCCTCCACCTGCTCCACCGTCTTCTTGTTCCGAGTGCCCGGCTTGCGGCCAGCGCCCTCGCGCTTACCTCCGCGAGCCATATTGATTTCCGTTGAAATTATTTCAGGCCGGAGTCGGCACGAAGTTGGTCAGAAGGTAGAACACCATCGCGTCCCACGTCTCGAACGTGAGGCACAGCTCAATCGGCGCGTCCTTGTTCTCGCTCACGCCATAGCCGCCGTTGAGCGTCTTGGTGATCACGATCTCTTTGCCCTACAGAAAGGTGGGAATGCCTGCCATGTCGTCTCCTGTTTAAACCCGATTCTTGAATCCGCGCCCGTCCGTGCCTGCTTGGCGATTGCCGAAGCCGCTATTGCCAGCGCCCACGCCAAACCCTGCCGCCACGGATCCGAAAGCATCGTTGCCATAGTTCGCAGCGCCATAGCCCGTGCCTGCGCCCACACCGTTATTGAAGTGGCCGCTGCCGAAGCCGAGGTTGCCGCCGATAGGACGGCCCTGCGGCGATCCGACGAACGCGAGGCCACTACCGGGGGCAAATGGGTTCATTGGCTGCCACGGAGCCTGCGTGTTCACTGGCGGCATCGTTGGCACTTCGGGCGTCATGCCAGGGGCCATCCCGATGTTAGGAACGCCAAGGCCGGTTTGCGGATTGAAGTGCTGCATGGTCAACGGACCAATGCCCGCTGCGTCGCCGCCCTAGCCGCTGAAGTGATCAACGCCTTTGCCAATCAGCTTGCCAGCAGCTAGGCCGCTCATCGGGCCGCCGTAGAGGCCCGCGATTGCTCGCATCGGCAACCCAGCCATACCCAACATCACGGCCCTGTTGTTTAGCGTGCCATCCGGTGCGCGCTGCTGGCCCGGCAGAATGCCGTTGACGAACGCACGGCCAGCCCTCTGAAACAGGTTTCCCTTGTATCCACTGAGGAAGCCCTAGCCGCGTGGTTCAGCCATCGATCTAATCTCCAGGCCACCACTCGGCCGTTACTGTCTGTCCGGTTGCGTCGTCTATGTAGACCGCCACTTGGCAGCCATCGCAATTGGCGGGGGCAGTAGGAATCGAACCCACCTTGTCCGGGTTAGAGCCGGATGCCTCAACCGCTCGGCCATGCCCCATCATTTCTGCAAGCTCAGTGATCGTGGTCAGTCCGGTAACCCTTTTGCCGAACACCGCGTCCCAGTTGGATTCCACCAGCGCAGCGTTCTCACGCCTTCGTGCATGCCCCTTGCCGCCTGCTGTCATTACTTAGCAGTCCTGCGAGCGACTTCAGACGCGACGCGCCAGTCAAACCAAAGGCTCGGCAGGCGTTCGGCGATGGCGGCCAGCACTGCATCCGGCGCGTTCTGTTCCGCAAGAGGGAACATCAGCCAGCGTTCCTGGCCGTCTTCGTCCCAATAGGAGATGCGCATCACTGCGCGATAGCCGCCCGTGGCTAGTTGTGCTGCGGTGTCTATCACTTCACTTCCTCAGCGCGCAATCGCCAAATCAAACTTGTTTGACTTCTTCTGGTTGATCGAGGCTGGAATTACCCGAAGGTTTCCGGGCACGTGCAGTCCGCTAACCAACTTGCCGAACAGCGGCACGACGTGATCTACCTGATGTGGTATCCCGAGACACCGACTAACTCGGCGGGCCGACTCATAGAAGCAGACCATCTCGCTGCGCGACTGCCACGCAGGCCGCCTATCGCGCCTTGCGGCCTGTCTGGCCGCAGCCATAGGCGCTAGACGATCCTTGTTCCGCTCCTTCCACTCTCGCGAAGTGGCATAGGCACGGAGCTTGTTCTCCTCGTACCACTGCCTGGCCTTCCGCCTAGCTCGCTCCCTGCCTCTTTCTGAAGATCGCCCGCGCAGGTTCATCTCACGCCGTTTTTCGGGGTTAGCGGCCCTCCATGCCCTGGCACCCTCTCGCAAGCACTCGCAACAACCACGATTGCTCACCATCCGATCTGACTTGTGCCCATTAGCACAAGGAACACCCGTGAAATACGTCTTCCTGCCCGCTGCTCGCGCATCCTCTCGCGCAGTGATCTGATTCATCGGCGAAGTGAGCACTCCCCGTACAAACGGATAACCTCGCTCTGCCAGATGATCCAGCTATCAGCCGAATCGTCCTCTGGTGGGGCGGGCAACTCAGTGCACGGAGCGGATGGCGGAATTGGTTTCACGTACTTGGTCCCGCACGCTGTCAGTGACAGGGCGAGGCAAAGTGCAATTGCTCGGGTTGTTGCGGACAACGGTCACCACCTTTGGCGGCAGATTGGCGAGCTTGTCTGCCTTCGCCTGCGCCTTGTTGCGGGCCTTTATGGCTTGGTCGCGCTCATCCACTGCGCGGGCCATCAGCTTGTTGTCAGCCTTCAGGTTGGCGGCCTCTTCGCGAATACCGCCGATCCAGAAGAAAAACCCGCATATGGCGACGTAGATCAGGAGCTTGATCAGGTCCGCGTATGGCTTGGCGGGGTCTAGCTTGCTCATAGAAGCGATGCCACTCTCGCGCCCTTGCGCAGATTCTCTTTAGCCCAAATCGGCCGAAGGTTCGTCAACGCCCAAGCGCGACGTAGCTCGGGGTCATCGGCTCCAGTGATCGTGAATGCTGCTAACGGAACGATGTGGTCGATGTGCCACTCGCCCATGTTTTCCCAGCTCATACCCTTAAGGAACTGGCGCTCTAGGTGAGCGACCAGCTCTTCCACTGAGTAGTCCACAAATTCGCGCCACGACCTGCCAGCCTTGCGCCTAGTAAGAACCTTATGAAATCGCCCGCGCATTCTTTGGGTGAGCAGGTGCGGGATTGACTCCCGATACTTCTCGCGCGTGCGGCGCTTCCACTCAGCTCCACGCCCCGGGACCGCCTCCCGTATGCGCTTGTTCTTGTCTCGAAACTTCTGAGGATTGGCGGCATACGCTGCTCGGGCACGGGCGCGAGCCCGCTCCTTACGCTCACGATCTGCCACTTCAGCGTTTGCGGCCCTTGCGGCCGCCCTCGCCTCCTTGCGGACAGCGGCCTCTTGCCTAAGCTTTTCAGCGCGTCGGCTCACTGCTTGGTCGCGCAGGTCAGGGTTGTTCTGACGCCAACGCCTTGCATACAAGGCGGTGCAGGCTTTGCACTTTCTATGCAGGCCATCCGGATAGCGCGAGTACTTCCCGTACTCAGTTAGCTGTTTGATTTCTCCACAATCGATGCAGGCCCGCATACGAACCTGAGATGCGGACTTCGGCGCAGAAATCAACGTTATCTGGCTATTACAAAAGTGCATCCGAATTGGTCGGTCATCGCACTCACAACCCCGATCAACTCACCCGCGTCATTGAACAGACCAGACCCCGAATCGCCCGGACAAATAGTCCCGTCAACCGCAATTCCATCCTCGTAAACAGCGACCACCGTGCCGCTTCTTAGGACGTATGGAACGCCTCGTGGCTGGCCCCACCAGCGGACGTGATCGCCCGCCTTTGCCTTGCCCAGCTTCGCCCATGTACCAAAGCGGATGCCCGCCAGCTTCACGCGGAGGCGGTCAGGGCCAGTGGCGTGAGACGAAACGATTGCCACCATCTGCCCGTCAATACTCACCAGCGGGTGAGCGAGGCAATGTGCCGCCGTCTCGATCTCATCTACTGCGACAGCCGTTGCGCTGCACACGCTCTGCGTCGTCTCCAGACGGAGCGCGAAGGATCGCGGGTCAACGGGCGGATGCGCTTCTGCACACCCTCCGACCATCATGGCGAGAAGGAGTGCGAACAGGCGCATTGCTTTAAGTCCTCGTCACCGCTTGGTCAGCGACATTGCCCGCCAGATACAGGCCCACTACCCACGCGGACTGGCTAAGCCATTGCGCCGCGTCGATCTTTCCAATCGAGAAGAACACCAGCCCAGCAACGAACGCCGCACAAGCAATCAGGAACTTACGGCTGGCGTAGCGGGTGTCCATTACTTGCCGCGCCTGCGATCCTTAGCCGTCTTGCCGGTGCGAACCTGCTTGGTAGTGCGCGAGCCGGTGCGGATTTCCACGCTGCCGTCCCGCATGAACTTCTTGTACTGGTAAGTCATCAGTCAGTCCCGCCAACCTTGTAGAACTCGGAATCGCCAATCCCCGCCCAGTCCTCGACGCGAATGGCGCGCACGAACAACTGGCTGGACACCCAAATCGCGGCATCACTGCCCTTGTGCAGCAGCCAAGCCAGAACGGTTGCGGTTAGAACCTTCATGCCCTGCCCTCGCAGATGGCGCGCTCTGCGGAGCGGCGCTTGACCAGTCCACGCAACTTGATGCCCTTCGCGTAGACCCACTTGTCGAACTCAGCGCAGGCAGCCGGTAGCTCGCCCGCGTTCACCCGCTTGACCAGCGTCGAACCGCACGCCTTCGCCACGCCCACGTTGTAGGCAAACGAAAGCAGCGCAGCCGCCTCGTTCTGCTTGAGCGGCACCTTGATGCACTTATCCAGTTCAATCGCATGGCGGTACAGGGACGCCCCCAGTACTGCCATGCACTCGTCCCGACTGAAGCGGGCCTTCATGCCCACCACGCCGCCGTCCGTCTCGCCTACACACGCCGTGGGAATGCCAACCGGATCTTGGTACGTGGTCAGCACCACGCCCTCATACACGGCCACGAACGGGGCCGCCGCCAGCACTACTGCCAGCGATGCGACCTTGGCCTTGCTCACTTGTCGGCTTTCCCGTCTAACTTGCTTTCGATCCGATCAAGCTGCGCCAGGATTCGGTCCTCTAGACCGTCCACGCGCTTGTCCGTGGCTTCCTGCTTGGCGGTCTGCACGTTGATGCGGCCCTCAAGCCGGACCAGCCACACCACGCCACCTAGACCAGCCAGTGCGAGCGTTACGCCTGCACCTAGCAAGCTTCCAAAGTCCATACAGCACGTTCCCTTCGTGTGCCCTATGGGCTGGATAAGAATTCCCTATAAAACAAGGGGTTTCTGCGCAAAACGGGCTCAAATCGGCCTGAATCGACCAACCTTGAATTCCCCTCGATTAGTGCGTCCCCTCAGCGGGGTTGTGCGCCATGCGTAGCGCGATCTCCGCCATACCCTCAGCGAATGACCGCAGCCCGCTGGGAATGTCCAGCAAGGCCGATTGCTGCCCCTGCCGCGTCTCGTAGACCACGGCCACGGAAAACACTTCCGGGTCGCCGTCTGCCTCAGCGAGTCGAGCGAGCCTTTCGCTTAGGCGCGTCACAGCAGCTTTTCCAACTCCAACCGGAGTGGCGCTGAAGTCTTGGTGAAATCAGTGTCGAACGTCGGGTTTGCGGCGGCCCGAAGGCTCGCAATCTCCGACATGACCGTTCCCGGCCTGTACCACTTCCGCTTATCTGCGATGACGTTGTGGAAGTGGATGTAAGCGTTTGCGGTTCGGGTGTACTTCTCCAGATCAACCGGAGCATCTAGCTCGCGGATCATCCGAATGGCGCGACGCTCGCAGTCCGCCTCTAACTCCTGCACGGTACGGACGGCCTCGCGCGGGTTCTTGATCGCCTTACCGTCGATCCAATCCCACATGCCTTCCTTGACGCTACGCCAAACGGGCGCGCCTTCAATCCACTGCGTCAGGTGCGCGTACTCATGAATCAGGACGCCAACCCAAGCATCTTCGGATCGGCCCGTCGCCACAGCGAGCCTGCGGGTCTGATCGCAGAAGAAGCCGCCGCACTTGAATCCGTCGCCGGAGTCCACCGTTGCTTCCGGAGACAGCAGGACCGACACCCCAAACCGCCAAGCGCGCCGGGTTAGCTCCCAAACAACGTCATCGGCGGTCATTCGCGGAACAGCCCAAGCGCTTCCAGCTTCATGTCGCGGGCAATCTCTTCAGCCAGCGCAGCCATTTCCAGTGCGTTGGCGCTGCACTGCGCCTTCGGCGGGTCGCCGTCCAGCATCACCCAATAGCCAAATCCGGCCTTCGCCGAATTGACCAGCGCTTCAGCCACTTTCTCAGCCTGCGCCACAACGTCAGCCACCACCGGCTCACCCTTGCCCACTACGGTCAGGGTTGGCTTGGTCATGGCGGGCTCCAAAGGAAAATGCCCCGCGATAATCAGCGGGGCGGGTAACGGTGCGTTGGCACTTTTCGCCACCCTCTTAAGAAGGATGGCATGGAATTTATGCCGCCATGTCGGCTAAAGCCGGTGCCTCAGTAACTCGTTTCAGCCGCGTTGCCCAAAGTAGCTGCGACTCGAACTGCTGCATCTGCACGGTGGCGGCACCAGCCACGAAATTGCGGATCTTCTTGTACGCCTGCCACCGGCACTTCAGCTGTGTGGCGCGAGTCTCCAGTCCGGGCACGAAGTTAGGCCCCAGGATCGCCATGCGCAGCCCGTCACGCGACGCCTGTCGCCCCCACTCTGGACGGTAGCTCTCAACATAGGTGCGCCGCCTCTCGCCAATGGCGGGCTTCAGCGTGGCTGCTAGCTCGCCTAAGCCTTCGGCCCATTCGATCAACTCGCGCTGGAAGAACGGAACGTCCGCTACCCACGTAATCCACAGCTCATAACCGATGTGGTTATCCGGCAAGGTCGAACACGCGACCGCTGCCGTGTAGTGAGCCGCGTCCGGCAACTGACGCCGCCCGAAGGCCGCGTAGTAGCCGCGCAGGTCGTCAATGTCCCAAGTCTCTTTACCCACGGCTCACCCCTGAAGTGACGCGGCAGTACATAGCCGCCGCGCCTTGTTGTTCCGCTTACTTGACCTGAATGAACGGCACTGCGCCGCCTGCGTTTGTGGTCGGCAGGACGCCGTTCCACTTCTCCACCGCCGTCATCTGTACGATTTCCGGATTGGCCGTGATGGCGCTGGCCTTGATGCGAATGGCGTTTGCTTCGGCTTCGGACCGGATGCGCATGGATTCCGCCTCACCCTGCGCCGTTGCAATCTGGATCTTCGCGTCAGCTTCGGCCTTGCGGACTTGGTTCTCCGCCTGCTGCGCCTGCTGCGTCATCTGAATCTTTGCGTTGATCGACTGGACCACCGTCGGCGGCAACCGCAGTTCGCCCACCCAATAGACCTTCTCCACGATGATTCCCAGCGGCGACACTTGCGCCATCACATCGTTCTGAACTCGCTCGACCAGCTTTGCCTTGCCTGCGCCGTACACCGATTCCACAGGCATGCTGCTGGCGTTCTTCACCAGCGAATCGCGAACCATGTTGCGCAGGTAGATATCCGTGATCTCGTCCACACCCTTTCGGTACTTCTGGAATACCAGCGCGGCCTTACTCGGATCGATACGGTAGGAGATGCCAACGTCCGCCGTGACGGACAGTCCTTCGACGGTCTGGAAGCCAAGCTCCTCGTTGGCGCAGTCACCCTCCTGGCATTCCTTTGTCCACGTGTAGTTCTGCGTGAACGTCGGGAACAGGTACAGCTCTTCGTTGATGCCGATCCAATAGCGACCGGGGCCAAGCTCCTCCACGTCCACGCCTTTGCTGCCACCTAGCAAGTACGCCTTGATGCCAACATTGCCAGCGGGCACCTTTGAACAGGCGGTCATCATCAGCAGGGCCAAGCCTGCAAGCAGATACTTTTTCATTGCGGATTCCTTTTGAGGATTCGATAAGTGCCCCAAGCTCCGAGACAGGCGAGCGCGAGGCCAGCGATTGGCAGCTCATAGCTGCGATGCGAGATCAGCGCCGGACCAATGAAGGCCACGAACGCAAGCCAGAACACGACCAGAACAGAAATGCGTTTCACGTCCACGCGAGCAAACTCCCAAACCAAACAACCGGGGCCATCACAGCTAGAAGCCCCACATGCACAGCTACGTGCGCCCGCTCATGCAGGCATAGCCATGCGGCCAGAACCATTGCCTTCGACGCCGCGAACCAGCCGACTCCCCACTGTTCGATAACCCAGCGCATCATCGGATTGGATTCGGCATCAGCGCCAAGCGTCATCACGAACGAGATCGTTGCGGCAGCGTCCATCAGCCAGAGCGATGCGAAGATGGCGGCGAGGAATGTCTTCACGCCCCACCTCCAACCGTCTGCTGCGCCCAATACCCCAACCACGCCGCGCCACTAATCGCTAGGCCGATGCAGAACCATTTGAGGCGGGTCATGGGTCCATCTCCAGCGCCGGTTCGTCATTGCGTTCCGAGCGCCACTTGTTGAATCGCACCGTCCCGTAAGTGCCTACCCAGCCACCCAGCACAGCAGCCACCAAAAGGCGGTTGTCGTGGATGTATGAGATGGACGCGAACGCGCCGCACGCCATGATTGCCGCGCTCCACGAGGCGGCCGCGAGCGCCTTGCCTTCGTTGACCTTGGCGATGTAGAGCGTCCAGCAGGTATCAACCGCGACTAGCGAGAAGAACACCAACGCGAATTGCACGGGGAATGTCATACCGCCCTCGCCAATGAGAACCGCTGCTTTGCGTTGCGGCGATTTCGCTGCAACCAGCGGGCAACCGTCGTACCCGCAAACGTGCGGCTCAGGTAATCAATGCTTAGTGGCATCTCGCAGAACTGGCCGTTCTTGACCTCGTTCAACACCACTACGCCCCGCCAGTGCTTGTTCGCCGCGCCTTTGTACGGCTCGTCATGGAGGTAGCAGCTACCGGCCACCACGCCGTATGCAATGTCGCCAGTGGCGTACTGGAAGTCGCCGCGCTTTAGCCCTTGTTCGTGGCCTTGCACGAAGCTGCCGCCGATCTTGGCAATGCGGTTGGCGATGGTTCCGCCAATCGGCTTGCCAGTGTTGGGCTGCGCGAAGAAGTGGGCGTAGCGCACACCGTCCACGACAACGATTCCAGGCGCTCCGTCCTGATAGGGGACTATCTCCCAATCCGCGTCATCCAGCAGATGCAGGCCAATCAGCCCCTCTAGCTCGGGATGCCGGTCAACGTAGTTGTTGAGTCGCTGGTCATGGTTTCCGCGCAGCTTGATCTTGCGCTTAGGGCGGAACTTACCCATGCCCTCACGTAACAGGCGCTCGCCTTCGTTGTAGGCGTCAATGTCAGCCTTGAGGCGACGGCCTTCCTTCGCCAGCGTGCCCGGCTCTGTGTGCCGGCTGATCGACTCAAAGTCGGGACCGTCGCCAAGATCGATCACTACATCCGGCTCATAGCGGGCGATGGCTTGACCAACCCAGCGGTTATGTTCCAGCGGAACGTCTGGCTTGTTCTGACGATCAGGCAAAACGAAGTGACGGCGCATCAGTTGCCCACCTCGCCCGGCACACCGTCGTCACGTTCGCCAAGGTCGCGCAGGTAGGCGGCGGCCACTTCATGCGGCACGACTTCGGGCAACCGCGCGTTACGTGGAAGCGGCGCGTTCTCTTCGCGCTCCAACTCTTCCTGCAACTGAGCCAGCGCACGCCACGCCACCTTCGCACTGTGCCGCGTGCCGTCCGTGTCGATCGTTCCGGCTTCCAACTGGTGCCGAAGGATCTTGTTTGCGTGGTCCGTGGACTTGCCCCGCGCCCAATGCATCGGCTGGCCGGGGTTGTGCTGGTCGTTCCCGATCTTGCTAACGCGGGCAACCGCAGCCAGTGCGGCCGGGAAGTAGTACAGCAGCCCGTCTGCCATCGGGTAATCGTTACGGTCGATGGGGTTCTTCGGGAGGCTCACTTGGCGGCCTCCGGCGTATTGCCGAACTTCATCCGGTTGAACACGCGGCGGATGAACAACTGCCGCAGCATCGAAATGCCGGTGAACACAAGGCCGATGCCAAACGCCTTGGCTGCCGTCAGTGTGTCGAAGCCGAACATGGGTAAAAACACCATGTTGGCCGTCCAGTTGATCGCGAAGCCGATGACGATATTCGTCTTGGCCTCAACGATTGAACCTAACCATGTTTGTGCCATTTGCCGGGTTCCTTTGGACTTCCCGGCTTTGAATAATCTACCCAGTTGCGGCAAGTTTCGCGGAAGCGGCCTTCCCTTCTATTGCCGAATTTCGCCAGTTGCGCACTGTGCGCTCGCTCACGTCCCACTGACGCGCCAAGTCTGCCGTCCTGTTTCTCAGGTCAAGCAACAACTGCACACGGCGGTTATCGGCGATGCTCTGCACGGCCTTAAACTCCACCGTGTCCATGCACTGTTCCATCAGCTTGCGTGAAGCCCCCGCCTCCACAAGCTCATCGATGGCTCGCTGCACAATCTCGCTAACTCGCGTGTAGCTCATAACGCCCCCTAGCTCAGATGCTCGCGCACGATCAGGAAAAATCCGTCTGGTGATAGGTCCATCGTGTATTGCAGCTCGCGCCCCCACTGCTGCCCACTAGCCCACGCCTGCGGTAACGGGACACGGAAGCGCCAGCCCTTGCGCGGCACCTTGTAGGCGAGGCACGGTTGCGCATCACGCTTGCTGGCTGCCTGCACCGTCTGCTGCCACCAGGACTTGAGGTTCAGTGAGGCACAGTTCTTCACTTCCAAGCTGTACGGGCCGACGAGTTGTTCAATGTCCGCAAGCTGGCTCTGTTGGTACTGCTTCAGTAGCCTGTTGAACTCGCCGCCTAAGTTGTCGCGGAGTAGCGCGCAGATTTCGCGTTCGCCACGAGCGCCCTTGTTGCGTGACTTCGCGCCGCTCATGGCCGGTCCTGGTACCACTCGATCCTGTAGTCGCCGATGCGTTCCTCAGCGGCATAGCCAACGCCTGGCACCTGCACCCCGACGATCACATCCATGCCGTCCTGCTCAGCGGCGTCCAGCACCTCTTGCTGCGTACAGCCGTAGCGCTTGGCTAGCTGGCGAACAGTGGGCCACTCGCTGTGATGCTTGTCGGAGTAGCTCTTGGCGTACTCGCGCAACCGCTGCTCTAAGGATTCAGTCTTCATTCCCCACCCTCCAGCGCGGCGCGGCCTGCGGGGGTTACGGTGAATGTGTCGGATGCGCGGCGGTTCCACTCAGTAGTTGCCGTTTTCTCCCAGCCTTCGACCACCTCTCCGCCAGAAGACTTACGGAACAACGGGCCGTGCATTTCACAGTCGCCGCAATGGACCGCTCCCCACCGGTAATTCCCAACGTCGTCAAAGTAGAGATCAGAACCGCCACAGAACGGACATTCACGCAGCTCGTTCATAACTAACCTCCTCCAACCCAACCCGAACCATCGGGCGCAACTGGCCGGGACTAACCGGTCCGCGCCACTTCTTCGCACGCACGTCTAGCAGCGCCTCACGCAACTGACGCGGCCACAACTCCACCGGCTGCGGCTTGCGCACCGTGCGATCACGGCGGCGACCCATCTTCGTCCGCTCGGCCATGTATTCGTTACGGCATGGCTTGCAGTAACTCTGAACCTGCATCCGGCCGTTTGGCTTCAGGTAGTAGCTGAAGCAGTCCAGCGGCTTTGCCGTTTCGCATCGGGAACACATCCGCATGCCTTCCATCACTTCGCTCCCTTAATCGTCAAAAACCCGTGGTCATGCCAGAACCGCAACGTGCGCACCGTTGAACGGAAGGCGTAGAACAACCATTCCTCTGAGCCGCGCTGAATGCCGTGCGTGCCGTTGGAATCCATCACGGTGTGGCATGGCACACACGAAAATCCTGCGCAAAGGTCATCGGGCTTCTGTGCACCGCCCGCGTTGCCGGAGAATCGCCAGTGCGCCAGGACGCAACCGGCCGTCTTTGCGTCCGTGTTGTCAGGGCAAACGCCTGCGATCTGCACCGTGCAATACGCATCCGGATGCCCTGCCGAGTCGCGCAGCTTTTGGCTGATGATGCTCATGCGGCCTCCTGGCGGCGGCGGTCTTCGACAAGCAGCGAATGGATAAACGCCCGCATATCGAATCCCGACTGGCAGATGCGACGGCCTTCATCATTCAAGTACCAGCCGCACCCGCTGTCTTGAGACACCGTGGCCTTAGACCCGTCCGCAAACTTCACAACGTCTCCGTATTCCGGAGGGTTGAACAAGCTCAATGCGCAAGCCTCACGCACGCCCAACCTCGCACGTCGCCTTGCACTCGTCCGCCGTGTCCGCCACGAGTAGCGACACGTCCGGCTTCCGGATCGCTTGGTATTTCGGCTTACCGTTCACGATGTATTTCGTCACGATGTACCTCTTGCATTCGCTCTCTAGGTGCCACTTGCTGGCTTTGGTCCACATCACAGGTCGTCGTCACGTCCGCGTGCGGCAACGTTGCTGTCCGTCCACTCGGCTGCTCCGCCAGTGAATCGGCAGCAGTGCAGCTCTTCATTCATGCGGATGAGCCCCGTAGGCCCATTGCGTTGCAGGGCAAGATCCAGGCGAAGGCCAGGGGCCGCGTTCTTGTCGTAGTAGCTCGGGCGATGCAGCAGCAGCATCGAATCCAAGTCCTGCTCGATGTTTCCGGAGTCACGGGCATCGGACGGGCGCGGGGCACGGACGGCAGCCCCGTTCTCACTGCCACGATTGAGCTGGAACACCGCGATCACCGGAATCCGCAACTCTTTGGCGATCACCTTCAGGCGGCGTGTGACGTGACCCACCGCCAAGTCATGGCGATCCATCTTCGGCATCCGCAACAGGCCGATGTGATCCACCACCAGCAAGTCGAGCAATCCGGATGAGTGCATCTGCCGCGCCTGCGCTTCGATCTCTTCGATTGCGACGTCGAGCCTGTCGCTGATGTACAGCGGAGCCGCTTGCAGCGCCTTGGTCGCCATGCTCATGCGATCCCACGCGCCTTCGATGGCGTCCAACAGTTTCGGGCGCTGCACTGCATTGGACGGGACGCCAGCAATCGCGCATGACATGCGCTGCATTAGCTCCTCTTCGCCCATTTCCAGCGACCACACGCCAACATTCTTGGCGGGCCACAGTGGGTTACCGCGCGAGTCCACGGGCGGGCTGACGATGTTGGCGGCGATGTTCATCGTCAGGATCGTCTTGCCCATCTTGGCGCGGGCACCGATGCCGTAGACGCGCTGCGGTTGCAGGCCGCCCGTCCACTCATCCAGCAGCGGGATGCCGGTGCGTAGCCCGGTTAGGTCGTCACCAGACTCATACCGGGCAATGACCGACTGCCACATGCGCTTGATGGCTGCGTCCGCCTTCACCGCGTGCGCGGGCTGGGCATTCATCAGTGAGGTCAACTGCGCCTGCACCGTCGCTACGTCGCCGGTCTTTGCGCCCTCGCCACAGATGGCCTTGACGCGGCGGCGCATCGCATCGGACTTCACCTGCTCCGCATGGCCCCGCAGGTTGGACAGGTTCCACGTCTGGCTTGCCAGCCCGATCACCGCAGAGGCATCACACACGCCCTGTTGGTCGGCTGCTGCACCCACACTGAAAACGTCCAGATCGGCGGATGACTTCGCAACCTCACCGCACACGCGGTACAGATTGGCGAGGTACGGCGTGGGGAAGTCTTCAGGGCGCAGTAGGTCGGCAACGCGCCAGTACGCATCCTTGCCGCTCACCAGGATTCCGCCAATCACATTCTCGGCAGCGGCGCTCATGCATCACCGCCCTTGTCGTGGTAGCGGCCTTCGATGACCTTTGCGAAGTTCTCCGGCATCACCAGCCAGTCGAGGCCGGGCAGGAACGGACGGCCCTGACGGTCGGCACGCTGGCCTGTCAGGAACGGCGATCCGGCGACATGCGAGAAGAAGCGTTTCCAGTAGTCGAGGCTCTGGCGCTTCTCGTCCTCGCGCCACCGGGTACGCAGGTTCGATTGACGCTTGCCGGTCCACGCCTTGATCCGTGGGTTAGCGGGAAGGGCCTGGTGGTACAGCTCGATGATTTCGGCGTGCGGGCAGCCGTCAGGCGGCAAAGAAGCTTTTGCTTCTTCTTCTCTTCTCTTCTCTTCTCTAGGTAACGCCTTCGTAACGGTAGAAGTAACGCTGTCATCGTTACTTTTTGCGCGATGTTCAGAGGCCCTTTTTGCACCAAGTGCCCTAGATTTAGCGGTTTCACCCGTATGACGGTCAAAGTTGGGTAGGCTGACGCCCACGGCGGTGACCACGATCCAGTCCACAGACTCCATCGCGGCGACGAATCCTGTAACGCCAGCGATACGGTCGAGTAACGGTCGAGTAACGCCAACACCGTTACCGGAGAGGGTGTGTGTGTCGAACCAGGACCACACCCGAATCAGCTTTCCGACCACTGCATCCGGATCCATATCCAGCTTCGCAGCGATGGCGAAGACCTCCGGTTTCTCAGGAGTTGCCTTCTCGAACTTCAACCAATCACCCGCCATCGCCCTGCCCCCTGCAATCCCGCTTACTGCCCGAACAACTCGCCAACCTGCCCCGCACGTACCGCTAAGTAGTCCGCTTCCCATTGCCTTCGTTCGGCCTCGTCCACGGGCCGCTCAAGTTCCTGTCTGGCCTTAGCCAAAACCTCCACGTAACGTGACTTAGGCTTCGGCTGGGAGACTGCAATCCGATGCAGGCGGACGCGGAAAAGAGGGCGCGGGGTCATGGCTTGGCCGCCTTGTGATCCCACGTAGGCCACTGCGAACGGATCTGGCAGCGACGCAGAGCAGCGGTCACGTCGTGGCCGATGTGCTCCTGCGTCTTGATGGCTGCATCGGCGCGGTCTAGCCGAGCGAGCATTCGGCCTGCGGGGGTAATGGCGTCACTGCCACTGCCTCCAAACAACGAACCAAAGAGCGACAGGTAGCGCGGCTGCCAGACGCTTCCGCCGCAGTCACCGTCGTCATCGTCGTCATCGTGGTCAGACATGGCTTAGCTCCGGACGAATCAGGCGCAGCGCACGCAGCAGATCGAGGCGCAGGCCAGGAGGGTTGGCGTCGCACTGGCGACGTAGGCGCAGGTATTGCGCGGCGGCTAGGGAGGTCATGCGGCGGCTCTGCGCTCTTCGCGCCATTCGACTAGCTGCGCGGCGGCGCGGCGAACCGTCGCCATCTCGTCATTGACGTCAGCAAGGCGCTGCTGGCGATCAACGAACTGGCGCAGCAGGTTGCAGCCGGTGGCTTGGCACAGACGGTCGATCAGCTTCTCTGGGATCTCGCGCTTGCCGCTGCAAAGCCGCGACACGTATCCCTCGGACTTGCCGATGCAGCGAGCGATGTACGCCTGCTTGTGACGGCCAGCCTCAATGGACGTTGCCAGCGCTTGCCAAGCAAATTCGATCTGGCGCAGCACTTTTTCAGGTGCATCCCTTGGGGGATGCCCTGCGCTGAAACTGCGGGAAAACAAGATGTTTTGTTGCACCTGTTGCCTCCTGTTGCCAAAACTTGCCTTGCCTTGCCAAAGCGTTTGGGGCGAAAAAAGGGGCTGAATCCTTTCGGACCAGCCCCAGTGACCTCAGCCGCTCTTGTTTGCGTTCACTTGCCAGCCAATCACCTCGCCTTTCTCGTTGCGGGTGAACTCTGTGTCGGGCAGCAGGTCTTCGGCGCGGAACAACCCGCCGCTTACCTGTTCTGCACGGATGACGTGCTGCGGAAGCAGTGCGCGCTTACCACTCGCGATCAGGGAGACAGTCGAGTCGCTGAGACCCAGCACCTCAGCGGCTTGCCGCTGGCTGCCTGCCCACGCGATGAAGTCTTGGAAACCGGTCATGGGGTTTTGCGCTTTACGGAAAGTCAAGCGCGACTCTGGACCATGCTTTGCGCATTGTCAAGTCAAGTTTTTCGTAAACGGTTCGCAAACGAGCGATCCCGTTACGCTTTCCGTCTCACCTTTTGACGAAGCCTTCACCCACTATGTCAATCGTCGCCCCCAAGCTCAGGGCCGCCCTAGAAAGGGCTGGCATCACAGCGCGTGACCTGGCGGGCAGAATCGATATGGACGAGTCCACAGTGAGCTTGTGGCTGTCCGGGGGGAGGACGCCACGCATGAAGAACTTGCAAAAGGTCGCCGATGCTCTGGGCATTGAGCTAGCTACGCTCTGGGCGGGACCAGAGGCGACACCGGCCACAGAAGTACAGGCCGCGATGATTGACGAAATGGGGCAGTTGTCCCCAGCCCAGCAGGAGGCTTTGCTGGCTATCGCAAGGACCATGAGGACGCCCACCTAACGGGGGCCCCTTACCAGCCAGTTTGCCGATTCGGGCATCTGGCTGACGCACTGCGCAAACCCGGTCCCTGTTCACTTTTGTGTCTGCCTGAAGATAAACGGCAGCTAAATCACCTTTGCACATTGTCATCCCATACTTGACTTAGTGCAAAGCGAGGTTCACCATCGCCCTTGACATAGCGCAAAGCTATTTTCACTCAAGGGAACCAGGTCATGCCTCCTCTGATCGACGCAACCGTCTCCTTCTTCGGCGAGCCTGAGCGCCGCCACGCCCTCACCCGCCTAGCCGACTGGCTAAACGACCTCGCAGTGCAGCTGTTCGACCTCGCTGGCCGGATTCGTGGGGGTGCGCGATGAGTGTGCATGTACTGGCCGTGATGGATGACGCCGCAGACACCCTTGACGACAAGGGTCGTGGTCGCCTCGCGACTGATCTGTGGACAGCTAAGGCGGCCGTGGCGGAATTGCTCGAAGCAGCGCAAGACGTGAACAACGGCATGTGCGCAATGAGCGTCGTCGAAACGCGACTGCTCGTCCGGCTGCGCAAGGCAATTGATCGCGTGCAGGGAGGTGCGTAATGGCCGCCCAACTCCGCCCCCGCTCCTACTACGAAGGCGAGTTCGACAGCTATGGCGCAGACGACATGCCGCCCGAGCGCCTGCCTGCTGGCTTTGCGATGGACGAGGACGTGGAAGCGCTCGCCGCTATCGATCCGATTCTTGCGCTGCCGCACCTGCGCCGCACCGCACTTACGCGCGGATTCCCTCGCGACAACATGTTCTACGGCGAGATTCGCCAGCGCGTTGTGTCGCCGCTGGACCGGAGGCTGCCATGAGCCTGCACCTGTACGACAAGGCGATGGCGGACTTCAACCGCATGTTCCGCAAGCAGGAAGCAGAGAACGGCATCTGTAGCGATGACGACGTGTGCGAAGAAGACCGCGAGCCGCCCGTCCTGGTCGGCATGTTCGACCCGATCCCCATGCCTCGCGATCCGTATGGGTGCGAGAACCCGGTTAGCCAGGAGGACTCGGAATGACGAAGTTCACTCCAGGCCCGTGGACAGCCGTGGGGACCATTGTCCTTTCGCCAGATACATGCGGCGAGGTTGGTTGCTGCGGAATCGCCGAATGCTTCCACGGTTCGCAGCCAGAGATTGCGGAAGCGAATGCACAGCTGATAGCCGCCGCGCCGGATTTGCTGGAGGCGCTTCGCAATCTCTCAGCCACCGTGGACGCAGCAATTCTTTCCGGTGACTGGAAAGTGGATGGCGCTTGCGATCCGGACATGGACATCAAAGCAGCACGCGCCGCAATAGCCAAAGCCACGGGAGGCCAGTGATGGACTGGAACCTATCAGACAGCGCCTATCGCAAGCACTTGGACGAGTCGCCGTTCAACTTCTTCATCGGCTGCATTGCGGTGTGCGCAGCGGTTGGGATTTTCGTCTACGCGGTGATGCGCATGTTTGGCTGGGGGTTGGCATGAACAAGTTCCTGGACTTCATCTTCAGCGCTAGCGGCAACGTGCTGGTGGGAGTGGTGATCTTCGTTTGGTGCATTTTTGATCTGTCGAGGGGCGTATGAGCAACGAGAACGTAAAGGTTCCTTTGACCATCGAGCTACGCGCTGGCGATGTGCTTGTGGCTGTGTCGGAAAACGTTGGCCTGTGGGGCGGCGTTCTCGTGGAAATCTTGAAGGAGATTCCGCCGCACGAAATGGGGCTCAGTGGAGAGCAGGAATGAACAAGTTCCTAGTCTCCCGCCTAGCCACGACGCGAGTCTTGCCAATGTTCGCCGCAGCAGTGGAGAGCCAGCGGAATCGCGAGCTGTACATCGAGCAATCGCGCCGCACCGTTGCAGGCGTTCGCGCCGAGTTCCCGAAGCCCCCGTCATCCGCAATAGACCTCATGGAGGCCGCCAAGTGATCGGTGCGCCCAAAAACGATCGCGCCAAGATGCTTGCGTACCTGGATCTGAAATCTGTTCCGGTGCCAGAGAGCGGATGCTGGCTGTGGATCGGTACCACACGTTCTGACGGTTACCCGCGCGCCTACTGCACGGGCGATGGCAAGGCCACTTGCGCGCACAGATTGTCCTACTGGCTGCACACGGGCGTTCAACCGGGCTCAATGTTTGTTTGCCACAAATGCGATACGCCGACATGCATTAACCCCGACCACCTCTTTCTAGGCACCCCGAGCGAAAACATGCGTGATATGGCTCGGAAGGGTCGCGCAAAGTGCGGCTCGGCCAAGCTGACAGAGCAAGACATTCTGGAGATCAGAGCGTCAAACGACGATAGCCACACCCTAGCCAAAAGACATGGGGTTTGCTTCCAACACGTCAGACGGATCGTAGCGGGAGACCTCTGGAAATTTGTGTCATCACCCGCTAGTGCGGGTGGCGGGGCAAACCGGTGAGTGCGGTTCACACGCTACCTCCGCGCAATAGGGACAAAGCGATTGATTCGCTGCTCCCGGTGTTGCGGCTGTTCCAAGAGGGCAAGCCAGTCAACGTGAAGTTGAGTTTGGCTAGGCCCGAGCGGACACCGAAGCAGCTTCGTTACCTGCGCGGAGTGGCGGTGAAGCTCCTTTCCGAGCATGCCGGATACGAACCAGACGACGTTCACGAGTACCTGTGCGGATCGTTCTGGGGCTGGCGCTCAGAGAAGTTGCCAGGTGGTCGCACGCGAGAGGTTCCGATTCGCACAACAACTGTAGATGAGGACGGAAACAGGGACGTGATCGACGGCGACGTGTTCTGGCAATTCGTTGAGTTCTGCCAGCGTTTTGGCGCAAGACACGGAATCGTTATCCCCGACCCAGACCCGAACTACAAGATCAAGCGAGGCACGACATGACTGACAAGACCCACTACCGCAAGGCATTCGATTCGCCCTATCTCAGCAGCGCGGACATTGTTGAGCCGACGACGCTCACGATTAAGCGCGTGACGCTGGAGAAGGACCGCACGAAGAAAACGAAGGAATTGTTCAACACGGCATGGTTTGTCGAGAAGGAATTGCGCCCCGGCGAAATTCTCAAGCCGATGATCCTCAACGCCACGAACAGCAAGACCGTCAAGGCGCTGACCGGCTCCCCGTACATCGAAGACTGGAACGACGTGCGCGTCACGGTCTACGTGGACAAGAACGTCAAGTTTGGCAACGAGATTCTGGAGGGCTTGCGGATCAGTCCGAAGCCGCCAGGCCGTAAGCAGCTCACGCCAGACCAAAAGGTCAACTGGGAGAACGCGAAGAAGGCTTACATGCGTGACGGCAACCTGGAATCAGTGCTGTCCCGCGTTGATATCAGCGAGGCCCACCAACGCCAGCTCATCGTGGAATGCACGCCGGAGCAGGAGAAGGCCGCGTGATCTTCCACGACGTAGAACAGAACTCGCCCATTTGGGACGACCTGCGGATGGGCAAAGCGACCGCCTCGCAATTCGGCTGCTTCATGGCGAATTACGGCAAGGCGTTCGGCGAACCTGCAAAGGACTACGCGCTGCGTCTCGCGCTGGAGATCCACACCGGGCGCAAGGCGGAGTACAGCTTCAAGAATGAACACATGGAGCGCGGTCACGCACAGGAGCCGCTGGCACGGATGCGCTACGAAGAAGACAACTTCGTGGACGTGACCAACGGCGGGTTCTTCTGCTGGGGCCGGTATGGAGATTCGCCGGACGGCCTAGTCGGCGAAGACGGCGTTGTGGAGTTCAAGGCTGTGATTGCCACGACCCACTACGCCACGATCCGGCGCGGCTCATTCGATCCGTCCTACCGCTGGCAGTTGGTCGGCCACTTGGACTGCACCGGCCGCCAGTGGGTGGACTTCGGCAGCTATTGCGCCGACTTCCCCGAAGAGAAGCAGCTGATCGTCCACAGGCTGCACCGCGAGGAATGCGCGGACGAACTCGCAAAGCTGCGCGAACGACGCGAGCAATTCCTGTCCCTCGTGGACGAAACCCTTACCCGTATCAGGAGCTAAGAAATGGCAAACGAAACCGAATTTGTGAATGGCCTGATCGTCAAGGCTCCGAACGACAACGCGCCGGAGTACGTCAAGGCGAAGCTTTCAATCAAGAACGCCGAAATGATCGCCTTCCTGCAAGAGCGCCTGAATCGCGGCGAGGAATGGACGAACGCCGACGTGAAGGTGTCGCAGAACAGCAAGTGGTACGCGGCGGTTGATAACTGGAAGCCCAATCAGGGTGGCGCGCAGAACCAGCAACGGACCGCGCAACGTGCGCCAGTACCTGCTGGTGAGGCTGGCCCCGACTCCAACGACGACGACATTCCCTTCTGATGACTACGGGGCGGCACGCATGAGCATTGACATGCAGCGCGGAGGCGAACACCACGCTGGTTCAAAAGGTAGGCACCTCGCCGGAATGCCGGATCACGAGTTACGCCGCTGGCCCATCGCTAGGCAGCCATTGCAGGTAACCAATCCTGCCCGCCCCACTTACAACGACGGCAAGCGGTGAGTGCCGAGAAAACCGCCGCACCGAGGATCGATGAATACCGGCAGCCCTGCGTCAACAGGTAACTGGACGAAGCAACCCCATCGAGGCTTAGGCGCCTGCCGGTCGGCGAGATGACCGGAACGTTCTAACCCCCGCCCGAAGTGACTAGCCCGTAGTGGAGAGAGAGATGAAAGAATTTACTTACGCCGAAGTCGTCGCGAAGGCCCCGCAGATCAAGGCGGTGATGGGCGAATCTCCGACCGTGTATCTGCGTGACGAGCCGAATCCTCCATACGAAAAGGCGTGCGAGTTTGAGGCTGGAAGCTCGGTGCGGCTTGGTACGCACGTCAGCGGCTACTTCACCGCCGTTGTGCAGGGCGTCCGCTGCCGCTGGAGTTTTGATCTGGAGAGCTATGGAGCGAGCGGAACCGGCCAACTTGCTCCGCGCACGGATGCTATTCGCGCCGTCATGGCGAAGCTAGAAGGCCGCGCCCGTGAACAATTCCGCGATTGGCTGGTTGAAGTCGCGACGAAGATCCGGACCGACGCCACCGAATGGCGCAATCACGCTGACGCCTACATCAACAAAGCGAACGTGCTAGCTGACATTGCGGGTGCCGCATGACCCCCGCAGCGAAAGAGGGGCTGCCCGCCGTTGTTGGGGAGCTGGTGGCGAAGTGGCGCGGCGAGAAAGATGGAAGCGGTACGCCGTGGGCCGCCAACTACAACGGCGCGCTTGAGGCTTGCGCGAAGGACTTGGAGAAAGCCCTTTCCGCCCTATCCCTCGCCGAGCCGGGGGAGGCGGTGTCTGTTGCACGACTCACTGTCTATGCAGGAACAAAGGCAATCACCGCGCGCATTCACGACGTGGCGCACAGCCTCTCTCCGGGCACGCACAACCTATACACCCACCCAGCCGCGCCCGCAGGGGTGAGTGAGGCGGCGATGGTTTCGAAGGCACAGAAGATCGTCACAGCTATGTGGGCGGCTTGGTATTCCAGCGACGGAACTTCGCCGTTTGAGCCTGCGGACAACTTGCCGGACCTGTTGAATCAGATCGGCAACACGTTGCTTAACGTTCCGGCGGTTCAGGCCGCAAATGATGTTCGATTGACTGCGGTCGCTGGGTTTCTGGCAGCCCTACAGGAGCCGCGCAAGCCATGACTGACCATATCGAAGTGCTGCGCGGAATGCGTGAGGCCGGAGAGGCTCGCTACAACTCGTCCGCGTTGCGCGCCCTAGACGCCGCCATCTCCGCACTGGCCGCGCAGGGTGGTGATGGAGAGTTACGTCGTGCTGCTGGGATGGTCGTCAATGCGGCTGCGGCAAGGAATGTTCTAGCGATGTTCCAGGCTGCTGAGCGCATCGGAAAAGCGCTTCAGTCATCGCCCCCCGTGCCCGTGGAGCGTGGGGAGGATGCCGTATGCGAAATGAGAATCTGCGAAGTGCGGCACCTAATCTTGCGCAAGGACCGATTGTACCGATTCACCGTTGATCCCAACTGCGAGAAGTGTCGCGAGACAGCTATGGCATACGAGCCGCAGCAGCATTCACCGAAACCCCAGCCCGCCGCGCACGTTGAAGAAGGCGCGAGGGTGACGGATGCGGTTCCTGCAAATTGCCGGGCGCGCCTGATGCAAGAGGGCAAGCCCTACGCACGAAGCTCTTGCGCCGTGTGCGGGCACTTCTCGCCGCGTCACAACGAATGCACAGCCGCCCTCAAGCGCGCGGAGAAGGGAGAGGGAAATGGCTAAGTACAGCGTTCTGGTGTTGATCGACTGCACGCGCCTTGTCGAAGTGGAGGCAGATAGCGAAGCCGAGGCAATCGACCTTGCGATGGATGAAGCCTGCGGCTCTGCCAGCGATGACGTGGAAATCGGCGACCCGATGCGCGTCTGCGAAGTGAACGGACAGGCCGTGGAGCACACGCCATGACAGGAGAGCCGCCGATGGCCGGTGAAGAGAACGAGTGGGTGCGGGTGCGGCGTGAGTTGTTGGAATCGTTGCTTAAGCGCGATGAGATTCCGTACCTCAATGGCGAATGCGAATGCATCAACCGTGGTCGAGCATCAGAGCGCGAATACGAATCTGGAATCTGCCCGCACCAACGCTTGCGCGCCATGCTCGCCGCCGCCCCCACGCCGGAGGATGGGCGGGGGGATGCGGACACGAAGCGTCTGGACTACATCGAGCGCACGTTCTCCGGCATGACGAACCGCGAACGCTATCTGCCGGTAACGATGATTTGGGGCAAGGGCTGCAACGGGCGAACGCTGCGCGAAGCCTGCGACAAGTACATGAAGCGAGACGCGCAGGCCGAGCGCCAGGGGGAGTCGGAATGAAGTTTCTCACTGCGAATCTTTACAGTCCGCTTGACGTTGTATGGCTGGTTTGGTTCACGCTGGCATGGAATGACGGCTTGCACGTCTTCGCCATTGCGTTCGCCATTGCCGGTGGATTCCTGTCAGGCGCACTAACCGGATGGACCAACCGCCGCCACGCCCAGCGGCACGGGGGGCGAGAGTGAACATTCTTCGCGACATGCTCGCGCGCCGCTGGATTCGCCGTCGCATCGCGAAGCGCATCCTTGCGTGCTTCGACGGCATCGACCTAAACCGTCATTCCTTCGTCGCCGATGGGCGGACGCTTAGGACGCAAAGCGGCGAGGAACGGTTTTATCAGGCAGGCGAGATCGACCGCGCCATCGACCGCATAAACGAATTGATGAAGGAGCTGCGGGCATGAAAGTCGAAATCGAATTGCAGCCGTTCACCGTGCCGAACTTCGTCATCGCAAGGACTAAGCCGGGGTTGCGGCAGGAAGGCATGCAGGAGCAACCGAAGTTTGCGCTGCGTGATCTATCCCCCGAAGCGCTGGCCGAGCTGTGCGACCACTTCCGGCGCGAGGTGTTCATCAAGGCGGACAAGGTGGATCCGGAAGCCTTCCGCGTCCGGTCCGGCCGTGGGGAGATGAATCGTGAAGATTGAACTATCGAAGGATGGGCAAGTTTGCCGCGAGGTCGTGTGGCTTACTGCATGGTGCATGGTCGCCACCGCGAGCAATTGCACCGATAAGAACGCAGCTACCGCGTGGGCTGATACGTGCCTGCATGAGTTCGACAAGCGGTTCCCCTCCCCCAGCGAGGGAGCGAATGATGGCTAACCAAAGAACATGGTTTGCAACAAACGTAAACCACTGGGCTGAATCGGTCAGCGACCCTGACTACTTGCCGTTCTATTACGTAATCTCCGTGCGCGGAGTGATCCTGGAGCGCCCTGACGGCGAGATCCGCAAGTTTCGCAAGATGGAGACTGCCCAGCGTGCTGCGGAGAAGCTGGAGCGGGAGCTTCGCGGATGAGCGCTGCCGAGAAACTGCCGGAGATGTATACCGAGGACGAGGCGGCGGCTTATTTCAAGAAGTCCGTCATCACCCTACGACGCTGGCGCAAAGCTGGGTTGATTGGCAGCAAGAAAATCGGCCGCGATGTTTTCTTCACCGCAGAACATATCCGCGCCTACCTGGAGTCCGTTGAATGTCCCGCATCGTCTACCGCATCACCGACGAGTACGCCATCGTTGAACGAAAGGGGTCCGCGAACCTCTACCTTGAGTGGCGGGAGAAAGGACAGAAGGTCGGGCGCTCTACGGGCAGTAGCAGCCTTGACGACGCCAAGCGACGCGCACGAGAACTAATCCTTGAGCTGGCCGAGATCAAGGACGCGGAGCCTGCGGAAGCGGGCCTGCTGGCGATCCTTGAGCGGTACTACCTGAAACGGGGGAAGACGCTCCCGAGCGCATCCACGGCGAAGCGGTCGCTTGCTCTGTGGAAGGAACACTGGGGCGATGAAAAGACCGTCGCAGACCTGACTGTGAAGGCACTGGAAGCCTTCATCGAATGGTTGCGAGGCAAGGGATATGCAGACGGCTACGTGCGCCGCGTCGTGGGATTCGGACGCACGGCCACGAACTGGGCCTGGAAGCAAGGCGAGCTGCGGCAGGTGCCCTTCATCGAACTACCGCAGGGTGGCGAGTCCTACCCGCACAAGGCGACGCGCCAGCAGTTGGTAATGCTGCTCAACACGCCGCTGCCTGAGCACGTTTGGACCTACATCCTGATCCGACTGAACACAGGTTGCCGTGGCGATGCCGCGCTGGACCTTCAGCCTTTCCAAGTCGATTGGGAGGACAACGCCATCAGGCTCAACCCAGCAGGCCGCAGGCAGACCAAGAAGCGTCGCCCCGTGGTGCCGCTGACCAAGACGCTCGCCGCCCACCTGAAGACGCTACAAGGCGTGGAGTACTACGCCGGGTGGCATGGCAAGCGCACCCGTTCGCTAAAGACAACGTGGCGGAAGATCCGGACGAAGGCGAAGCTCCCGGCATGGTTCGCCCCGAAGGTGCTGCGACACACAGTGGCTTCAGAGCTGCGCAGGCGCGGCGTCCCGAAATGGGACGTGGCTGGCTTGCTCGGGCACGAGGAGCACTCTGCATCGGCCACTACGGGCGACTACGCAAAGTTCGACGGAGAGAAGGTACGTAAGGCGCTGGACGCCTGGATGGGCGACTTGGCGAAGGAGGTTCCGGCCCTAGTCGGGGTCACCTCGGGGTCAGTCAGGCGCACAAAGAAAAACGGCGCAACCCCTGAGAGCCGCGCCGTTCCTAGTTTACAAGTGGTGGGCGGTACAGGGTTCGAACCTGTGACCCCTACCATGTCAAGGTCACGGAAGATCAAGTGAATCAAGCACTTCCGCGATCATGGGCGAATCATCGCGATCACGTAGATTCAACGACTTACCACCACTTCGGGGTCACGACGGGGTCAGTGCGGGGTCACCACCCGCTCCGGCCGATACGCCACCAGCCCGTGCTTCCGCTCATGCTCCCGCATCGCGCGCCAGATGGCTTCCTCGTTCGCCGTGGCCCACCGCTCGGCCCAGTAGATCGCCCGATCCTTGCTGCGTGTCACCACCGATGGTCGCGGGTCCGTCCAGCGCCGCACCGTGCTCAGCCAGTTGCCGTCGATCCGCAGCGTGACCAACGCGACCTCAAACCCCTGCGCGCCGCCCAGCCTCAGCGACACGTCGCCGAAGTCCTTGCCGCCGACCAGATGCGGATACCAGCGGAAGCCTTCGGGGAGCATCCGGAAATGGTAGTCGCCTTACGGCAGGACGCGGGCTGTGAAATCCACCGTCGCCGAATCGATGACCGTAGTGGTCGCTGCTACGCGGATCTCCACCAGCATGCTTGCCGAGGTCGTACCGGCCGCGTCGTCAGTGCGCGTGACATTCCATGAGCGCGACGTGGACAGGCTGAGCCACGATCCCACGGTGCCGCTGGTCAGCGCTCCGGAGTTCAGCGTGGCGCGCACTTCGTAGTCGGCTACGGTCCCCGTTACCAGCCACGTCCCGCTCGCAACGCCAGTGGCCTGCTCCGCGCCCGTGTTGGTCAGCGTGTACGTTGCTGATGCATTGGCCGGGGTGAGAACGGAGTGGGTCGGGTCAAGGCCCTGCAAGTCCACGGCGAACGCATTGCCCCCCGCCATCAATCCCAACGCACCAGCCATCAGGTCACCCCGGGGCCGGACACCAGCCATACGTCCGTGCCGGTCTTGTAGATCGTTGCGTAGCTGTTCTGCGTCATCGAGCGATTGCCCGATGTGCCGCTGCCTGCGAGGCGAAGCGAAACGCCCGCACCCTGCGCGATGGTGGCCGAGCCGCCGCCGCCCGTGGCTGCGACCAGAATCGTTCCGATGGGAAAGGCAACCGAGCTGTTAGGCGGAACCGTGAAGGTGACGCCCGCCGCGTTGGCGAGATAGCCCTTGCCCGAGTCGGCCAGGACGTAGGTCGTGCTGCCCGAAGTCGTCAGCGGAACGCCACGGAAGCCGACGAGTTGCCCCGTCATCGTGATATCGCCAACAGTGGTCAACGCGCCCGCCGTGCTGAGCGTCATTGTGTTGGTCGCGCCGGAGTACCAGTTGTGCGCTCCGGTGATACTGGCGACGTGGTTGAAGCTGTTGGTGGTGACCGAGAAGCCGTAGGTCGTGCTGAAGATCGAGACGTGACCGGTGAGGTCGGTGGGCGATGCAGCGATGACCGAGCCGAAGTTGATGCCGCCTGTGAACGACTCGCCCGCCTTGTTCGCGGCCGTGTAGCCCAGCTATGCCTTCGCCGAACAGACCAGCACCCACGTACCTGAGCCGGTGCAGCGGAACGTCATAACGTCTCCGGCTGCCGTGGTGATGTTGGCCGCGCCGGGAAGGACGATGCTCGCGCTGTGTGTCAGCGTGCAGACGCCAGCGAAGCGCACCTCACGGAAACAGCCATTAAAGCCCGTGCCGAGGCTGGTAATGGTCGCCGCGCCCGTAACCTGCACGGACTCCGCGTCGGATGTGGCAATAGCCGTGGTGGACGCTGCCGCAATGGTGGAACTGGAGAGCGCGTAGGTGCTGCGGAGAATCGCCTACGTGGCGCGCAGGTAGTTGTCTAGGCTGTTGCTGATGGCCTCAGTGCCCGCAGGCGAGTTGCTGCCTGCCGTGGCCGAGAGGTCCGACATGGTGCTGGGTACGGGCATGGGTTAGTCCACGTAAGGAAGGAGGAAGGCAGGCATTGCGTACTGACCCAGCAGGCCACCGTTCTACCTGCGCGCAAGGTCGCGTTGGTACGCTTCGATGGCATCTGCGGCGAGGGGTGCGCTTGCGGCTTTCTGCCCCACTTTGCGTACAACTGCGTTGTTGGCCGCGTTCAAACCTTCGGTCGCTAGCAGTCCGAGGCCATAGCCTGGAGCGCCACCGAATGCGCCGCCTGCTACGCCGCCCACCTATCCGATAATGCGCTGCACAAGCGGCGACTGGCCGAGTCCGCGCATGGTGTCCGCAGCGGTGCCGGGGCCTGTGGCTGCGATGGTGTTGTTGGTGACGCTGCGCTTTTGCAGGGCATCAAGCAGCGCTTCCAACTGCTGCCGGGCCTGCTTGCTCATCTTGAATTTGGCGCGGTCGTCCTTCGACAGGATCGACTTGATCTGCGTCAGGCTAACAGCTTGATTGCCGCCAGCGTCCCGCCCACCACTATCAATTGCACCAAGAAGGGAGCGACCCGTCGCCATGTCTGTAAGAGGCTGCGACGCACGAGCATACGCGGCCAAATTAGCGCGATAGCCCGGTACTGTGGCGTCGAGCGTGTCAGCAATCGTATCCCGGAGAGGTCCAAGCGCTGCCTTCTCTTGTGCGGATGCCATCGGGCCTAGGTGGCTGCCCGCGTTCTCGTGCAGGCCACTTAGCACGTCCGCTTCGATCTTACCATCCGGGCCGATTCGGGACTGAATTTCATTGCGAAGACTGGTGGCTGCGCTCTTGATATTCGGACGGACACCGAGGCTTGAATTGTTAAGGCCATCCAGTGCAGCAAGGATCCCGGACGGGTCGGCGCGCTGGCCCTGAAGCTGCTGGTAGTACGGCTCTGTTGCGGCCTTTCGCGCTGCCCTAGCCGCCGCAATATCCGCGTCCGTTCCAGCCAGCCGTTCAACCTCGCCACGCAGCGCCGCATTGTTGGCCGATTCCACTTCAGCGAAGGCAGGAGCCGTCAGTCCGTTATTGCGGAGCATGCGTTCTGCCTGCACCGCCTCCGGAGTCGCCAGCGCTTGCGCCGGAGTAAGGCTGTAGCCGGGGATGCCCGTCTGCGTGCGCAACGCCTGCAACGTGACGGGATCACTGCCCAACATCTTCGCTACGCGCTTGTTGGCGATCATCTCGCGGCCGCCGGGAGTGACGTAGCGAGACGCCTCCCGAAGGCCGCCAGCGCCCGCAGAAACGCCGCGCAGGCCAGCGGCAATGGCAGGAGCGGCGATTGCTCCGGTCGCGAGCTGCTGCGCCTTCTGTGCGCCGTAGCTGCCATCTCCAAGCACGGGCTGCGTCGCGCCCATGACAGCGCCTTCAGCAGCGAGCAGCCCGCCCTTCTTAGCCGCGCCCTTTAGGCCGCCTTGCGTGATCTTCGGCAGCGCACCCGCAGCACGCAGTTCGCCCAAGCCCACCATCCACGGCAACACCTCACCGGGCACCGCGCCGATGTAGGAGCCGATGTTTCCGGCGGTGCGCGCCTGGTAGTCCTGTTCGCGCTGACGCATTGCTGCATCGTCCTGCGCGATGGTGTCCTGACTCAGCAGCCCAATCTTGCCGAGCCCGTGTTCGACCAACTGCGCGGCACCGTGAATCGGATTCAACGCGTGATGCTGGAACGCATCGAGCATGCCGCCGATCTGCGTGGAAACGCCCGGAATGCCGCTGAGGTTGTACGTGGACGCCTGACGCTGGGCAGGCTTGCCCGTGATCATTTGGGCGAAGGCACTGTCGTTGGCCTAAGACCGAGACGTGGACGACCCGCCGGTTACGTTGCTGAAGTCCGGAGCATCAACGGGAACGCCACCAAAGCGTCCGCCGCGCTTCTTTTCCTGCTCGACAGGGATACCGTTAAAACGGGGCATTAGGGCTTCCGGTAGGTCTTGCCGTCGTCGGGGTCGATGTACAGCGCGCCACTGGGAAGGCGTGCGAAATCGGCATCGGTCTGCGGCTTGGCTGGCATCTTGTCGCGGGGGCTGGCTGCCTTTGGTGCATCCAGTTCAACACCCGTAGCTTCTTGAATGGCTTCGCGGTTGTAGCCCTGCGCGCTCCACGTCTTGCCCTTGCGCTGCAACCCCTGCTGAATCAACTGCGCCTGCTTCGCCAAGTTCTTGCGAACGACAGCCGGGGACATATTCGGCGTGATATCCGCTGCCTCAAACGCGGCCTGCTCACCCGCAGTAAGGGACGCGCCGAACAACTCATTGCGCACTTCGTTCTTGTAGCGGTCGTACTGCTGCCACCACTCCGGCTGGCCTTTCGTAACGCCGGGAGCGCCAAGGCGGCCCAAAAGGTTCTCAACACTTCCGCCAACGCCATTACCAGCGAAATCGTCAGTGAACCCGCCAGTCAGTTCCTAAAGATTCGACAGCTTCGCAGCATCCTTCGTGAGGCTGTTCACCGCTCCCAGCGGCAACGGCTTGCCGCCAGAGGTTGATGCAGCAGACGGGAGACGAATGGTTTGAATCTGGCCCGTTGTCGCATTGCGCTGCGCCACCGTTCCGGGCGGCAATCCTGCGGCAGCAACTTCTTGCGCGGTGAGCGGAGCCCATTCGGCCTGAGTCTTGGTCGTTACCTTCGGGCGCGTACCAATGCGGGGCTGCATCGCGCCACTCGTGCGCGATGGCGGCAGCTCAAGGTGAACGTGATCGCCCTCATCAATCGCCTCAAAGCCACGCTTACGCGCGTCGGCAATAAATGACGGGCGCTGCTGCGGCGGGATTACGAAATCAGCCGCCGTGCCACTGAGATGTTGGCTGTTCGGCACGCCACCTACTTCAGCGTTGTGTTGCGGCGTGCGCTGACGGCTGCTGATCTGCGCGCCAGGATAAGCATTAGCAAGCAGCGAGTAGGTCTGTTGCACCTGATCGGGTGCAGTTGCGCCTTGGTACGCCTGATCCATCACCGCGCCACCAGCGCCACCCATCGGGCTCTGCTGCTGCGGCGCAGTTAGCGCCTGCCCGTCGAGGGTGCGCATCTTGCTTGGATCCATCGGGTCAAAAAGCACATCCACTTCACCGCCCGCGCCGTCGCCAACACGTCCCAACTGCCAGCGGGTTTGCGGATCGATGGCATCGCGAAATGCCTTAGCGCCCTGCGGATCCATTGTGGCGAATTGGCGGAACTTGGCCTCGTCAATGCCGCCATCCGGCCCCACGAGTTCCTGTTGCAACGCCTCCAAGCGATTATTGCGATCCATGCCCGCGAGCGTGCGACCCATGATGGCCTGCTGATAGCGATCGTTACCGCGCTGGCGCGTGCCTTCGTTCATCGCCAGCAACCCGCCCTGCAATCCCTGCGTCAGCCCCTCGCCAAAGTTGCGCGAGGACTGGATGCCAGCGGCGAGCGATAGCAAGCCCTGCCGAACCATCGCCTTCTTGTCGTTGTCATCGACCGCGAGCAGGCCCTCGCCCTGCGGCATGAACTTGTCGTACAGGCGCGACTGCCAGTTGCGCTTCTTCGGTTGAGGTTCAATCGCCGGAGCAAACCCGCTGACGGGCATTCCAAAACCAAGATTCATCGATCAGCCCCACATGCTGGCGAGGATGGCAGCGTAGGTGGCCGCGTTCTGGCCTGCGCTGCGATAGTTCGGGTTAGCGCCCGTCTGCGATGCGGAACCGCCCTGAATCGCGCCGAGTGCGCCGGTCAGCACGCCCAAGCGATCAGCGTCCCAGTTCTGGTAGTTCTGGAAGTCGTCATAACCCGTGTCGTAAACCTGCTGCGCGAGGCCCTGTTGCTGCGCGCCGATACCCATGAGCGCCCGTGCATCGTCGTACTTGGCGCTGTTGAGGCCCGGAATCGCACCGAGTGCGCCAAGACTATTCGCAGAGTTCTGCGCCCACGCCTGCTGGTTTCGGCCGAGTGCCGATTCGGCAAGCTGCGCCTGACGGTCGTAGTCCTGCGAGCGCATATCGGTGGAGATGCGTCCCAACTGACCCGCCAGCGCGTTCTACGAGTCCGCAGCGGCCTCCTGATGGGCGGTGCCACCGTAGGCACCGCCCGCGTTGAACTGCGCAAACAGGCTCGGCACCGTGGACTTGTTGTAGTTGTTCACCACGTCCGACTGCGCGGCGGAAATCTGCTGGTCCAGGTACTTGTTTGGGCCTGCGTAGGGATTGGTGCCGCCCTTATAGGCGTTCGTGCCGTTGAGCTGGTTCGTGATGTACTTGTTCGCAGCCGTGTTGAGCGGCTGACCCTGCGCCGCCTGTCGCCGGACCATGTCAAAGCCGTTGTATTGGTCGTCGCTGAAGTCAGCGATGCGCGGCCCCTGATACTGCTGATAGGGCGTGTTGGCGATGCTATTCGCCTTGTCTAGGGCTGTCTGGAAGAACGGCACCGACCATGCGGGCGGATCACTCTTCTAGACCGTTGTGGTGTTCTTTCCGCCGCCACTGCTCATGCCGAGATCTCGTAGGTTGAGGTAATGAGGGGGAACCGCTTGGCCCAACCCTTTCGGGGAGAGCCAAAGGTGATCTTGAGTGCGTTCATGCGCGCCGCCGTTTCTCGGATCACGCCCAACCCGGCTTCGATAATGTCTGCGTCGCCCTTGTTGTAGGCGAGCCACACGTGCAGCACCGGAAGCCGCGTGTAGTCGGTCGAACGCTTTTGCAGGACCAGGAAGCCAGCGAAACCCTGATCGTCCACCGCGACGTGCAATGCGGCCTAGCCGGAGCGGATTTCGTGATACACGTCCTCGGCAATCCAGTCCTCGGCGGGCATCTCATCCAAGCCGCTGCGAATGTCGGGCCAGAAGGCGCGCAGGTTGTCGGGGTGAATCAGGACAAGGTTCATCAGTTTCCTGTCAGATAGCGCGATTGGACCCATGTGCCGGGCGTTCCGGCCACCAAGCACGTCCAGCCCGCGACGATGTACTTGGAGCCCGCGACGCCAGCCTCAGCCGGTGCGCTGTTCTTCACAAAGTCGCCCACCGCCCATGTGCCCGTCGTCGGTGCTGCCATGCCTGCGTTGTAGCTGGCAACCATCAGTCCTTCGGAGAGCTGGTTTACCTGCTGCGCGGTCTTGCGATAAAGCGTGTCCAACTGCCGCACAAGATCGGGCAGCGCATCAGCACGCAAATACGGTTCGTCAGGCAGCTTCATGCGCGGCGGCTCCCGGCGGGCGCCAACTCAACCTCAAGCCCGTCAACAGCCATCGGGCCGGTAAAGTCCATGCGCACGCTATGCCACAGCGCGGATCGGCGGAAATCGAACTTGCCACGGCTCACTTCAATGGTCGCGTCCTGCGTCTTGGTGTCGCCCAATTCGCTGCGGTAGAAGTTGGTCGCCGTGGCCGTGGTGGGCGTCTGCCGATAGCGCGCCTTCACCTGTTGCAGCGTGGAGAAGTCCGTCATATCGCCGAAGTCGAACGTGGTGAGGGTCGAATCACCGGGTGTTCCGGTCAGCGAGTAGAGAACGCCACCCTGAAACACGCCGGGGACGGTGCTATCCGCCAGCCAGAACGGCGAGTCATAGGAGATGGCCGGAAGGTCGTCGTAGGTCGCATACAGCGCGCCCAGCCCGTCATAGGTGATCTGGCCGGAGCTGTATTGCAATGCGGTCTGGATCGACACGGCCCACTTTCCCCACCGATCGGTGCGGTAGTTGTAGACCAGCGCTGAATCGATTTCGCCTGCCACGGACGCCGTGCTGGGGTAGTACCAGTACACAAGGTTCCGCGCAGTGTCGGCCACACCAATGATCTGGTCGCGATAAGTCGAATTGAGGTCTTCGAAGAACCATTCGCGGATTGGTGCACCGATAGGACGCGGCACCGTGCCGTCGAACACGTAGAAGTCGGACGGGCCCACAAAGAAGTGCTGGGTTCCCACCACCACTACCGATTCAGCGCCAGAACACCCAATGTCACCGGGGATGCGCTGCCAAGACCAAATGAGCGGCGGCCCAACGTACCGACCGAGATACATGGACGTGTTTTTGTAGGCGACCACGTCAGAACCAAGGGCTGCACCTGCGCGAATCGCGCCCGGCGAGTCCAGCAACCGCCCTGCGGCGCACTGCGTGCTAACCGATGGCGTCCAGTTGGTGTGGTCGCGGATGGCGGAACAGCCCCAGCCATCGGTCTAATCGCCGATGCCCATGCCGTTGATGTTGAGCGCCATCACGAAGCCCGCAGCGGTCACCAAGACGGAGGCCGTGGGCGCGCCTGCGATATCGGCAAAGCTGCCACCCGCCGATGCAGCGCCAATGGCCTGAGTGCGGTTCGTGGACAGCACGATATCGCCGAACACTGCAAAGCGAGTGCGATTGGTGCCCGTGTAGTCACCAACACGCGAGCGATCCACCCATGCGCCAGCAGAGGCTTCGTAGATTTTTGTCGTGGACGCGGCAAACGTGCGCTTGCTGCCACTCAGCAGCTCGGCCACATAGGCGCTGTTGGGCGTCGTGGCTAGCGCGGGATAACCGGCCGTCACCAACGAGCGAGCGGCCGCCAATCCCTCTGTGCTGGGAACGATGGCGTCGCAATCCGTGAGAATGCCGGGCGTGGCCGGATCAAGGTCGGGGGCGAAGCCGGAAAGCTCAAGGCGCATTGAACGACACCTGGCGCATCTGCGGCGCGTTGCCGTAGCGCGCTGAATCGTCCTCTACGGCCATCCCGTCAAGGATCGACTTGAACTGCGCAGACCAGATTAGCGCCCGCGCATCGTCCATGAGGTACGGCGATGCTTCGATCAGCGCGCCATAGAGGTACAGGCCCGGCTCACGGGTCAGTAGCCAGTTGGTCGTGGCCGAATCTGACAGCGCAGGAACGGCCGTCCAGTAGGTCAGGGCATAGTCTTCCGATCCGCTGCCGCCGATGGTCTTCAGCACGCCATTGACGATCACGTAACCGCTCGGAAAGCCCGTCGCCAGCGTCTATTCCAGCGCTTCAGGGGCCAGCGGGAACACTTCGTTGTAGGTGCCGCCATAGGACAGACGAAAGGACTGCACGCCCCTGAAATCATCGGGCAAGGTCAGTTCGTTGGACGACAACGCACCTGTGGTCGTCGTCTGCATCTGCCGTGTGCGCAGCTCACGATTGATGCGAGCTTCCGCCAGCGCAATGAAGGTCGGAATTTGCGTGGTCAGGTCGGCGCGTGCCAACCAGTCGGCAATGCCCTGCTGGAGCGTGCTGTAGTCCTGGATCATTCGCCACCACGCCGCGTGCGGCCTTCCCACACACGGAAGCCGGACAGTTCAGGGTCATTGAGCATGCGCCGGAAGTGCACCGGGTTACTCATCATTTCGTGGTGCGAGATGCCCCACTTCTGCTTGTACAACTCCACTACGGCCGGGTCGAAGCTGGCCGCGTGCTTGAGTTCGCTGGAGCCCGTGCGGCCCAAGCTGCGAAGCTCTGCCGCGTGGTCAAGAAACACCTACGAGTCAGACGTGCGGCGCTCGATCAGGTCGTCGCCTTCCATCCAGAGTGCCGTCGTCTTCACCGCTTCACCTTGACTCGGGTTGCGTTGGTATTGGGGAGCGCGAGGTTAGCCATCTCAATACACCGCGATCATTAACGTGGCCGTAGTGCCCGTAGCCTTCACCGCAGACACGCGGAACGGCACGACCGAGCCCGCAGGCATGGTGATCGCCACGTCGGAACCGCCCGCAGAAGGCGTGCACGTCACGACACCGGCACCGCCCACGTAGATGGACACCGGAGCTGCAAACACGTTGGCGTCGCTAGGTGTCACCGCCAGCGCAGCCGAGGGAAGAATCGGGCACTCGCCCACCGAGCCCTAGTTAGGACATGCAATCGTCGCCATGAATCCTCCAAAAGACGGGGCCAGCCGAAGCCAGCCCCGTCAGGTTTGTTACGTCAGGTCGCGAGCAACCGCGTGCGCGTCGAGATTGTCCATCTGCAAACCGTACTCATAAGTCAGCAGGTACTTGGACGCATCGCCCGTCTTCGCCAGTTCCTGCGATTCCAGCGGACGCAGGGTCTTGAGCGAGACGTGATCGAGGTCGATCAGGTACGCAGCCGCATCGAGGAAGCGCGAGGCCACGACCTTCAGCTCGCCGAAGTCGCCGACATACACGTCATACGACGCGATCAGCTTGTTGGCTTCGGTCTTCTGGAAGCGGGTGGCGTTGCCGGTGAAGGCCGAGGTGAGCTGCTTGTCAGCGCCACGAACCAGAACAACGGTCGGGTTGCCACCAGAGGTCCACGCATCCTGCTGCGCATCCTTGAGCAGCGCTTCCGTCCACGCACGAGCCGTGCCCGCAACCGGGGCGGTGTTGGTCGAGGGAACCGGGAACACGCCCGCGCCCGCACCCACCGAACCCTGACGGATCCAGCCAGCCAGACCACGGGTCTAGCGAGCTGTGCCGAGCGCACCCGCGTTGAACGTGGTGTTCTGGCAGAGGGCGACTTCCTGGTCGCGGAGGATTTCCTTCGTCTTCTTCATCTTCTGGAAGGCGATTTCCGACTTGCGGCCCGCCTTGTCCACGACCTCTTCCGTGTCGGAGATGACGAAGTTCTTGGTGCTGATCTGGGTGTAGTTGCCCCAGCGGGTGGACGGCGACACAGCGGTGAAGCTGGTCACGTCATCACCTTCGATCTGCGCGTTGTTGGCCGCAGTCGCGAGCGAGTCGGTCTACCACTCGAAGAAGCGGGAAGCACACTTGGACTTCTTGAGCATCGCGGCAAACGGACGCTCGGTCGGCGAAATCATATCGATCACGTCCGACAGGTCTTCACGCATACCGATGGCGGAATACGTGGTGTAGGTGTTGGTTACGACAGCCATTGTTTAGGTTCCAGATTTGGCGACCAGATACGCCGCAATATCGTCCTGACTGCGCGTGCGTTGTGCACGCTTGCGCAGCTCATCGACCTTGCTGACCTGCTGGTCTGGTTTCTGTTGTGCCGCGCCGGGCTTAAGGCCCTTCGTCGGCTCGGGTTTGACTTGCTTGTCTTTCAGCGTCTTCTGCGCGGCCTGATGCGCTTCCCACTTGGCTGCGTTTCGTGCAACCAGCAGTGCGCGATGGTCGAACAGTTCGGAAAGCTCTTCCTGTGAGTAGCCCTGTTTGATCAGGAACTCGGCAATCTGGCGCGTTTCGGCCGACTTGACCTTCTCGTCGCGCCATTCGGGGAGCTTTTCTTGCAGCGCCTTCGCTTCACCCTTGCGCCATTCCGTAACCTCCTGCTCCTGCTCCGCTGTCATGCGGTTGGCAAGCTGCTGGCGTTCTTGGATGGCTGCTTGGTAGTTCGCGTATCGCTGCTGAAAGGCGGCATTGGCCCGGACCCATTCGGCCGGGTCGGTTTCCGCCAGTTTGGCAAGCTCGGCTTGGTCTCCGATAAGCTGCGTCTGCAAGCTGTGCAGAACAACGTCAAGGTGGTTGGCGTAATGACTACGCTCCGCCTGCACGCGCTCCACTTCAGCCTGCACAATACGCTTGGCTTCCGCGACCTCTGCCGTCTTTTTCCGGTAATCGGCATCCTTCATGTATCCGGCTTTTAGCTCGGACTTCTTGACCTTGATCTCGCCAAGATCAATCTCCGGGTCGTCATCCTCGACTTCCTCGGCGGCAGCTTCCTCTGCCTCTTCTTCGGCTTCCTCGCCCTCGGCCGCTTCCTTCGGCTCCTCTTCCTCTTCTTTCTGCTGCTCGCCCTATTCGGCGCGGCTCATCAGCAGCGCTAGTGCGGCGTCATCGCCAGTCTCGCCGCCTACTTCTACTTCGGCGAGATCCGGTTCCCCGGTTGTCTCAATGATCATGTGTTGCCTCGGTTTTGAGGTCCGTTACAGCTTCGGGTTAACCAGCAGGTTCCCGGCACACGTAAGGACGGTGAATTGGTCGCCTTTTACGACAGGACAACCAAAGAAGGGACGGTGATAGACCTCCGGCCCTGAAAACGGAATCGTGACCCGACCGATATACCCATGCTCGGCCTCGATCTTCAGAAGTATTGGCTCAACCTCTCCCCAACTCGCTGGGCCAGCGTCATGCGGGCGAACTGCCCCGTCTCCACGACGTGCTGTAGCTGCCCCCTCACCTTGTGCAGGCACTTGAGCGTCAGCCATAGCTTTTCGCGTGCCTCTTCGTCCCTTGCTGGGCTGTTCCGCCATTCTTGGGTCAACTCCTGTTCGATTAGTTCAAACGCCTCTACGAGCAGCGGATGCGCCAATAGGGCCTCAGCATCTTTGCCGCGCCGAATGTCCGTCTCTGTTTGGTCGATCATTCGGCGGCACCCGGATCAGGCTGCATTGATGCGCTCACCATCGACGCCTGAGCGCTGATCTGGGCGGTCTCAATGGCGGTCTGGTGGGCGATCTGAGCCTTCAGAATCTCCAGCTCCGTCTGCTTCTCAACCTTGAACTGCTCCAGCGCCATCTCCGACTCGATCTTCATGCGGTCGCGCTCGGCCTGAAGCTGCAATTCCTGCGCCGCCTGTTCCTGTTGCAGGCTCTGCTTCATCTGTTCAGTCTGCATGTCGGTCTGAGACTTGACCTGAGCCAACTGCGCCTGCGATTGCGCGTTGATTTGTGCCAACTGCTGCGCACCCTGTTGCTTCATCTGCTCCAACTGAAGCTCCATCGGCGGCGGATCAGGCTCAGTCTTCGGCTGAGGCGGCGTGAAGAAGTCGGCCGAGTCGCGATAACCCATCGCCTCGCACAGCTTGGAGAGCGTGTTGTAGATGTTCTGCGGCGTGGCAATGCCGATCTGTGCGGCCTCGCGCTGTGCGTTGCCAATCAGGGTCAGGTTCGCCACCTTCTGCGCCTTGTCCGCCGCGCCTAGCCCCACCTGCACGCTTACGCGGTAGCTGGTCTTCCACTCGCGCGGATCCATCTGCAACCAGCGGCCGTTCAACTTGATCTGCGCCGGACGATCCTGGTACTGGCACACCAGCTTCAGCACTAAGCGGTACATGCGCGACAGGCCCGTCTCCGCCAACACGCGGGCGATGAGCTTCTGACGCTGCGCACCGGCCTGCATGAGCGATTGCACGCCCTCGCTGCCTACTGCGCCCTTTGCTAGCGACTCAGCGTTGAGCGCGCTATTGGTCTCCGTGACGCCGGTGCGGGTGTCGCGCACCTGATCGGTGAACTGGATCAGTTCCAGACCGGCCTGCGCTACGAACGGGACCGTTTGCTGGCGAATGGCGTCAGAAGGCGCGCCGGGCTTGATGCGGATCACGCCACCCGGCTTCGGGTTCAACAGGTCGTCAAGGTTGACCTGTCCTTCCATCACCGCGTTGCGCGGCATATTCGACAGATACACGTTGTCCAGCACTTGGCGGGTCAGCGCGGTCTTGATCCGCTGCAAGTCCTCGACCAAGTCGTAGAACCCGACGCCAATCACCTTGTAGGGCATCAGGATCGGAGTGAACAAGGCAAACGGATGGTCGTCTGTTACCTCATTCTCGTGAATGTAGGTGCCCGCCTTGACGATGCGACGGAACTCGGCAATGCCGTCACCGTCCGTGTCCACGCGGATATAGGCTTCGGTGACCGTGATCTTGCGTTGGGACTTGTCGCCCTCGTCCGAGTCGTCGTCGCCGGAGTCGTCGTAGTCGTGGCGTGCATCGCGCTCCGCATCGCCCTCGGCCGTCTCGTCGGACGGGATGAGGTCCACTTCCTTCTTCGGCCAACCCTCGCTGATCAGGTCCGACGCGGTGCGCTGTACCTCCTACGCGATGAAGCGCACGTCATCGATGGTGCGGGCGTCCTTGCAGATGCGGATTTCCTCGGGCGGCACGCCTTCGCAGACGTACTTCTCCGTCTTCTCCTTGCGCTTGACCTTCACATCGAAGGTCTGCCCCAGCTCGGGCGGCATGCCATCCATCATTCCGGAGGGCGGCACCTCGCCGTAGGGCACCTCTTCCACGATCTCGACTTCCGGATCGTTCTTGAGGATGTCCAGCTCAACCTACGAGACGCCCTGATAGCGCTCTTCCTTCGTCACATACGACTTGTCGCAGTACGCCTTGACCACGCCCATGCGCTGGATCAGGCACGACTTGATCGCATCGTGCAGCGTCACGAAGCCGTTGTTGCGCTCGAAGATGACGTGTTCCACATAGCGTGTGGCGTCGTCTGCGCCCTTCTCGTCGGCCTCGTTGTCCGGCTGGAAGGAGACGATGCCCGCGCCCGTCAGCGCCTCCATGAGGCCCGGCATGGCCCATTCCACCGTGTCCATCAGGTCTTTGCTGACGACGCGGCTGCGGCCCTATACGTCAGGCGGGGCTAGCTCGCCCTTTGCCTCGCCGAGGTAGAACTCCATCGCGCGCTCACGATCCGCCGCAAAGGCGTCGTCCACGCCAATGGAGTTGCGGCGTTCGCGGTCGATCAGCGCGCAGAGTTCGGTGTCACGCATGGCGATCAGGATTCCTTGTCAGCCAGCAAGCGGCGGCCAGCATCGGATACGCGGTAAAGCTCACCACTGCGCTCCGCGTAGCCCTTGCTCACCAGCCCCTCAAACACCATTGGCGAGAATGCTTCCATGATCGCTTCGCGTGTCATTACGCGACGTTCGGCGATGTAGTTCAGTGCTTGGTTGATCATGCGACCTTCATATCCGGGTATTTCAATGCGGTGCTCCACGTATCGGGTGTGACCGGCTCAGCGAATGTCAGCGCAATCGCGTCCCAACCGTCAGGGCTGGGCACTCCGCGACGGCGCATGTCTTCCTTCTTCTCCAGCACTAGGCGCGTCTGGCTGTCGTACTTGTAGCCGGGACCACACGCCTCAGCCTGCAACGCATCCTCGTCAGGGACGCTCGCTCCGGCTGGGTCTTCCAGCCATTCCTTAGACTTCATCCACATCTCAGCGCGGCGGTTGAGCGGGCCAGGAATCTAAGTGCCGTCCTCCGCGTACTTCGGCGGCTCCAACGGAGCAGCGCCGAAGTTCACAGCGCGGATCACCTTTTCGTAGCCCATCTCCTTGAGGCGGTCGTACACGCCAGCACCAAGCCCGCCCACATCGATGAACATGCGTGCAGGCTTCTCGGTGTCGATCACCTGCTTGGCCCAGCCCGCGACCTCCATTGTGTCCTTCTTGAACTTGCGCTCAACCTTCAGCACCTTGCGTCCGCGCCTGCGCGCCATCGCGCTGCCATCGTCGCCGAAGCGTGACGGATCCAAGCCGATCACCAACGGGCCGGACGGATCGCACTCGGCCTTTCGGGCTTCGGCCACCAGCGCTGGCTTGATGTAACTGTCATGGCCGCTCATCTGGAACGCCTCTGCCGCCGTGGCGGGGTATTCCTGCTTGAACAGCGCGGCGTCCTTCAACTCGGCAATCTTGTTGCGTCGCCATGCCATCTACTCAAGGTCCAGCCCATAGATGCGCTGGTACTTTTGTTCCTCTTCGTCCAGCGCGAAGTCATCCGGCACTTCTTTGCGGTATTCCTCCTGCCAGTACCACGGCACAAAGATCGCAATGAAGTCGCCCACGCCGCGCTCAGCGTCGCTCCACTTCTGGTGGAAGAAGTTACCAACGCCGTTCGCGGTGCTTTCGAGGATGACTTCAGTGCCGTCCACATCCGGAACGGCCTGCAACACACCAGCTGCGTGCGTCTCCGCATGGGGCCAAAACGCCACCTCGGATCCGTGGAACAACTGGATCGTGCTGGATCGGCCCACTCCCTTGGTGCCAGCGGTGCCAACCTTGTATCCGCTGTCGATCTTGTCGAAGAAAAGCTCTTTGGCGTTCGCTGCGCCCGTCGATGGGCGAACGAAGACCGGACAATGTTCGTGATACCTGTTCACCATCTCGAACAGGTTTTGAGTCGCTTGAT